CAGAAATTCTAAAACGCATTATGACCGAACTCTCTTCAGTTAATTCTGTAGAGGTAAAGTTTGCTCAAATGAAACTAGAGAACGGAACGGCTTTAGAAGCCGAGGCGTTTGAAGCAGGTAATGAGGTATTTATCGTAAACGAAGAAGAGCGTATCGCGCTTCCCGTTGGTGAGTACTCATTAGAAGACGGCAAGATCTTGGTCGTTGTAGAAGAGGGTATTATTTCCGAAGTCAAAGAAGCGGCTGGTGAAGAGATGCCCGAAGAAGAGGCTCCTTCCGTAGAGGTAGAAGTTGAGGCTTCCGAAAGCAATCCCAAGAAAGTTGTTGAATCACACACTACGGAAACCCACTTCGCAGAAGAAGAGGTATCTGTAGAAGTACCAGCCGAAGTAGCACCTGCTATTGAGGAGATGGTTAACGCAGTTGTTGAGGTAGTGAAGCCTATGATTGAAGAAGTTCAAGCAGCAATGGAATCACTTCGTCAAGAAATGGGATTGGCAAAGCAGGAGATGGCAGCCAAAGAGCAAGAGGTAGAAACTATGAAGGCAGAACTTTCTGCTCAATCTGCTTCCAAGCCTATCAAGCACAATCCTTCCACTACGCCTAAAGCCGAAGTTAAAATGGCGACCAATCGCCCCGCTTCTGCTCTTGACCGCGTTCTCGCTAAAATGAACAAATAAAAAACCAAAATAAAAAATGGCTACGACCACATCTATTACAACTACTTACGCTGGAGAGTTTGCAGGTAAGTACATCGCTGCTGCTCTTTTGAGTGCAGACACCATTGACAAAGGCTTGATTGAAGTTAAGCCCAATGTAAAGTACAAAGAAGTAATCAAGAAATTGGCTATTGACGATATCGTTGCCAATGCTACTTGTGATTTCGGTGCTACATCAACCGTGACTTTGACCGAGCGTGTTCTTCAACCCGAAGAGTTCCAAGTCAACTTGCAGTTGTGCAAAAAGGACTTCCGTTCTGACTGGGAGGCAATCCAAATGGGTTACTCCGCATACGACAACCTTCCCGCTAATTTCTCTGACTTCTTGATTGCCAACATCGCTGGTAAAGTTGCACAGAAGACCGAGCAAACTATCTGGGCTGGTGTTAACGCTACCGCTGGTGAGTTTGATGGTTTCACGACCTTGTTCGCTGCTGACGCTTCTGTTCTTGATGTTGTAGGTACAACTGTTACCGCTGCCAATGTCATTGAAGAGATGGGTAAAGTTATGGATGCTGTTCCCGCTGCCCTTTACGGCAAGGAGGACTTGACCATCTATGTTCCCCAGAATGTTGCAAAGGCTTATGTCCGCGCTTTGGGTGGATTCGGTGCTTCTGGATTGGGTGCTGCTGGTACTGATGCAAAAGGCACTCAATGGTATGGCAATCAACCTTTGTTCTTTGATGGTGTCCGTGTTGCTATGGTAAACGGCCTTCCTTCTAACAAGATGGTTGCTGCTCAATCTTCTAACTTGTACTTCGGTACGGGCTTGTTATCTGACCACAACGAAGTTAAGTTGTTGGATATGGGCGATCTTGATGGCTCACAGAATGTACGCGTAATTATGCGTTACACCGCTGGTGTTCAGTACGGAATTGGTTCTGAAGTAGTTTACTACGCCTAATCAATCTAAATAATTAACCAAGAGGGGGTGTGGGTTAATGCCCTGCCCCCTTTTTTATTCTTAAAACAATGGCTTGTACAATTCTTACAACAGGACGGGCAGTAGCCTGTGAAAAATCAGTAGGTGGACTCGTTGCCGCTTACTTTATTGATTATGGCGATTTGGGTGCGGTAACTTATGATGTTACCGATACCGATGTAATTGATTCATTTGCGGGTACGCCTGGAGCATTCAAGTATGACTTGCGCGAGCAGTCATCTTTTGAGCAATCATTCGTAGGCTCTGTAGAGAACGGAACTATGTATATGGAGCAGACCTTGAACTTGACCTTCACTAAATTGGATAAGGCCTCTAACAAGGAACTGAAATTGATGGCCTATGGCCGCCCTCACGTTATCGTTGAAGATCAGAACGGAAACTTGTTCGTTATGGGCTTGGTCAATGGTGCAGAGGTAACCGCTGGAACTATCGTTACGGGTGCTGCAATGGGTGATTTGACGGGGTATACTTTAACCTTGTCTGGCAAGGAGAAAGTTCCTGCCAACTTTATCGCTTCTGCTGCTACTCCTGCTGCCGCTTTGGTTGCCGCTGGTGTTAGCGTTAGCGCGACTCAAATCAATCCTTAATTTGCATATCAGCAAATAAGTTTGTATTTTTGCATACCTGTTTAAGTACAGGGCTGCCCTAATCTGGGCTAGTGTGTGTTGAAGGGGGGGGTAGTGTCCCCCCTTCTTTATGGAAAAAACTTTCGTTTTTTGGTTACTTAAGTACGATGCACATTTTAAGACCCGTATCAACGACCCAGACAATCACTATCATTCCAAGAGATTCTGTGTTCTCTTCGGAAGATTTGGATTTATATTTCCAAAGAGTGCTATTTGATGGGGGTACACTAGAGGCGCAGGGCTGCGTTACACAGGCGTTAAACGATTTGGATGGCGTTACTATCTACTTTACAAACGAGAGTACAAACACCACCACATCTATAAACCCAACCATTACCGAAAATAAGGGCTATATGCTGCTTTCTGCGGCTTTCAATCTATCTTCTGGGGTATTCTACACTATGGAGGTTTTTAAAGGCTCTAATCTCATTTATCGCGGCAGAGCATTTGTAACTTCACAGACGGAATACGATAAGTTTTTCATAAACGAGGGAGTTTACACCAAAGAAACTTCATACAACAATGAATTTATCATTTTATGAGCAGCAACATTAGAGTCGTAAACTTTTCATCCTACACGACACCTGTCGTTAAGGAGGTTGGGAATATGGAATGGGTAGAGTACGGAGATGACAACAACTATTTCCAATATCTGATTGACCGATATAATGGCAGCGCAACCAATAACGCTATCATTAACGGAATTAGCGAACTAGTTTACGGAAAAGGTCTGGATGCTACAGATAGCAACCGAAAGCCCGATGAGTACGCTAAAATGAAGTCGTTGTTCGGCAAGGATTGTTTGCGTAAAGTCTCAGCAGATCTTAAGATGATGGGACAGGCTGCTTTTCAGGTAATCTATTCCAAAGACCATAATCGTATTACGGAAGTATATCATATGCCCATTGAGTCGCTCCGCGCTGAAAAGTGCAATGACGAAGGAGATGTTGAAGCATACTACTACGCAAAGGATTGGTCAGAGGTAAAGAAGAAGAAAGAAACGCCTATTCGCATTCCAGCCTTCGGATTTAGCAAGGACGGAATTGAGATTCTATACATTCGCCCTTATCGCGCTGGATTCTATTACTACTCCCCTGTTGACTATCAAGGAGGCCTTCCGTATGCGGAATTAGAAGAGGAGATTGCAAACTACCACATCAATAACATTAAGAACGGCCTATCGCCTTCAATGCTGATTAACTTCAATAACGGAGTTCCAGATGAGGAAGCACAGGCAATGATGGAGAATGCTATTGCCGACAAGTTCAGCGGGTCTTCTAACGCAGGGCGTTTTATCTTGGCGTTTAACGACAACAAAGAGATGGCTGCTACTATTGAGCCTGTGTCTTTGTCAGATGCTTCGGCCCAATATCAGTTTATGGCTGACGAGTCAATGCGTAAGTTGATGGTCGCGCACCGCGTAACATCCCCTATGCTGCTTGGCATTAAAGACCAGACAGGACTAGGCAACAACGCTGACGAATTGCGTACCGCATCAATCTTGTTTGAGAACACTGTTATCTCCCCTATTCAAGAATTGATTCTGGATAAGATTGAGGACATTCTAGCCTTCAACGACATTAGCCTTAATGTCTACTTCAAGACACTCCAGCCACTAGAGTTCACAGAAGGAATTGTAGCAGATGCAGAAACCAAAGAAGAAGAAACAGGCGTAAAGATGTCTACTCACCAACCAAGTGATGTTGCGTTAGATTCTGCGTTTAGCGAACTAGAAGCATTAGGTGAGGACATAGATACCGATGAGTGGGAGTTAGTGGACGAGAGGCCCGTAGATTACGCCCAAGAGGAGGCTCTTGACAAGATGTTGAGCCTAGCATCTACAGGAACGGCTCGTCCCAACGCTTCAAGCGAACAAGATGGCGTTACGGATAGCGGCTTAAAATACAAAGTGCGCTACGCCTATGCCCCCAATTCAGTAAGCAGCACTTCACGAAACTTCTGCAAGAAGATGGTTGATGCAGGGAAGGTCTACCGAAAGGAAGACATTATCGCTATGGGGGACAAAGTGGTAAATGATGTATCAGCAGGAGGCAAGGGCTTTGGCCCTAAAGGCGACCCCACTTACGACATTTGGTTGTACAAGGGTGGCGCACGATGCCATCACTTCTGGATGCGTAAGACATTTATGTCAAAGAAGAAGGGTCTGGGCGTTGATGCTGAAAACCCGAATGCAGAAATAAGCGTAAATAAGGCTAGAAAAGCAGGTGCTGAATTGCAGGTCAACGATGAGTTGGTAGCGAAGCGACCCGTAGATATGCCAAACGAAGGATTCTTAAAGTAAAAAGATGGCAACTGCTCTATTCATTAAGCGAGAGGACATTGTGCGGCAGACCGCATTAGGTGGTAATGTGGACACGGATAAGTTTATTCAGTTCATTAAGATTGCGCAAGAGATTCACATCCAAAACTACTTGGGTACAAAACTCTATGACAAGATCTCTGATGACATTATCGCAGGGACTCTTACAGGAGGTTACCTAACGCTAGTGAATACATACATCCAGCCTATGTTAATTCACTCCGCTATGGCTGAATACTTGCCGTTTGCGGCCTATACTATCTCCAATGGGGGTATATACAAGCACTCTTCTGAAAACTCCACTACGGCAGATAAAGGAGAGGTTGATTTTTTGATTGAGAAGGAGCGTAAGATTTTTGACTACTATACCCAGCGGTTTGTTGATTATATGAGTTTTCACCAGAACAACTTCCCCGAATACAATTCAAACATCAATGAAGACATCTACCCAGACAAGGAAATCCAACGCGGGGGGTGGGTTCTCTAAAAGAGCCTATACGCCAAAGAGGGAAAATATATTGAAATTAAAGTTATTTCTAAAGGAAGAAACAAAAAATGTCTAATCTAATATCTTGGGGAGTCGCATATTGCAGCAGTTGGTGGGGAGATGCCGATAGAACTACTCTGTCCATTCAGAATGAGAGCGCACCCCCTTGCTTCGCACCTATCAATGACATTGCTATTGCGTTTCAAGAGCGTGTTGAAGCTGATGGAGGCGTATTAGAGGGCTACGATTGTTTGGTGGCTGCTCTGCAAGATCTGGGAGAGGATAACTATTACGAACTATTTGACACCTATATCCAACGGATGACTGATGATGGGGCTACGCTTGAAGGCCGAGACTGCCTTATTGAACAATTATTTAATTTGAACTGATGAGTTATTTTGATGATGCCTCGCTTGTAATGATTCCAAGCGGATATAAAGACCAAAAGGTCTATTCAGTAAAGCCGATTGACGGCACGGGTGACCTAACCTTCTCACGCGGTAGCGATATTGAGGCCACGAGGGTGGCGGCCAACGGCTACATTGAGAAAGCCAAAGTTAACTTATTGTTGCAGAGTAATTCGTACACGACCACTTGGCTCAACCAATTAGGCGGAACAATTACGGGTGGTCAATCGGGATACGATGGCACGAGCGATGCGTGGCTTTTAAATAAGGACACTTCTACATTTAGAAGCGTTAGGCAAGTAATTAGTTTTTCGGGTGTCACAACATACAGCGTGTATGCAAAGGCTGGAACTTTGTCTAATGTAGCCCTTCGCATTGATTCTTCCGCTGGTTCTTTACAAGCCTTATATGATTTAAGTGCTGGTACTACATCTAGTATTGGTGGCGTTTATATTGATTATGGCATTGAGTCCATTGGTTCGGGATGGTATAGAATTTTTGTTACCGCGAATATAAGCGGAGGTTCTAATGTTCACATCTATGTAGATAGGGATGGCACAACCGCTGGTAACATCTACCTCCAAGACGCTCAAGTGAACTACGGCCTCGTAGCGCAAGAGTACCAAGAAACTACGACCACGAGCGTAATTACGGGTATCACCAATGATATGCCCCGCCTTGACTATTCGGGGGGTGCTTCGTGTCCGTCATTGAAATTGGAGGGGAGCAGAACGAATTATTATCCACATTCGGAGTATTTTGGCGCTTGGACTTCAAGCGATGCAACTATTTCTTCAAATTCTTTAACATCACCAGAGGGATTAGAAAATGCATCTTTAATTACCACTAATACTTCAAATTCAATTCATTACATTCAGTTGATTGCTACCACTACCAATGTAGTAGCGATTTCATTTTTTGTAAAAAACATAGACGCTAATTACATACAAATAGCAAATCCGTCGGATGTTAGAACCTATGTGAATTTTGATTTATTAAACGGAGAAGTAGGAACAAGCGGTTCACTTGTAAGTAGTGAAAAAATAGAGCCATACGGAAATGATTGGTATCGTATAAGCGCAACATTTGACAATACTGGTTTTGCAAATAATTACATAAGAGTATATTTTGCGCCTTCAGCAAGTGCGGTTTTTAATCCAACTTATCAGCCGTTAAGCAATTTGTCTTATTCAATATACGGAGCGCAAGCGGAAGCGGGAACCTACCCCACCTCCTACATCCCCACCTACGGAACATCCGCAACGCGTTTGGCGGATGCTGCAAGCGATTCAACCTTTACGGCTTTACCGAACGCAAATTTTACTATTTTCTTTGAGGTTAATGAGTGGAGCGGTTCGGATGGAAATAATTATCAAGTACGCTTTTTTGATGCTTCGGGGACTCGCGCCATTCAATTTAGAAACCGCCCCGAAGGATGGCGCTGGTTAATTGTAAATGATGCTGGAGGTTCATCATATTTAAATACCCCGAGTTATACATTTACAAAAATGGCGTGCCGATATAATGGAACAAACTACCAATTGTTTGCAGATGGAAACGCCGTCGGTGTGCCATTTGCTGCAAGCGATACGGGAATTTTGGACTATTTTGATTCTTACCCTATTGGAGTTATGGGAATTAAACAAATGCTTTGCTTCCCTACCGCTTTGTCCGATAGCGACCTTGCAACCCTAACCTCTTTGTAATATGAAACTACGCAAATACGCCTTTACCCCTTCGCAATGGGCTACGGCATCCCAAAAGATTCAAACCACCGATGACGAGGGCAACACCATATGGGATTCCTCAAAGGTGGTCGCGGTGGTGGAACTTGGCAACCTTGTAGTTACCCCCGCCGTCTATGATGAGGAGGGGAACGAAACTACCCCCGCCACCTATTCCGACAAATATAGCGTTGACATTCTTTGGAAGGATGAACCCCTAACGACCTCCTTCAGCACATACGAGGTTTGGTGTGCGCCTATGGGCGTTCACGCTATG